TCTGTAAGAGCCTCTGCTCGACTACCAAATTGACCCCTTGGCAGTTTGCCTTCTGGGCCTAAGCCCTCCTCTGTATCTAGTAGATGCTGGTCAGATTTTGCTTCGGCAAATATGGCATCTGTGGGCAGGTCTCCCGTGCCAGGGTTTTGGTTGGGGTCTTCAAACCATTTGCTTCCGTCGTGTCGTGAGTACAGACCAGCAGAGTTTTCACCATGACCCTTTATTTGAGCCATAGCAGGCGTTTCGCCTTTGGCTAACCCAGCCTCGTATTGGTGAGACATTAGAGGTTACCTCCTGTTTCGCTACCGCGCAGCATCTTCAGGACGGACTCGTTACCGTTCTTCTGAAGGTGTTCTTGCTTCTTAGCTGGCGGTAGCTTCTCCCACCACCTGACGGCTTCGGCACGGTTGCTAAAACGCACAGTACCGTACTGGACGGCGTTGGCTTTGTCAGCGTCCTTTGCGTAGTCCTTCTTCTCAGCCACCAGCGCGGCTACTATGTCGTGGAGTTCGTTATATTTGGGCATATTAACCTGCCATACTCGCGCCTATTTGGCTCGGATTTATAGTATCTGGAGTGAGACCCTGCCTCATACCACCACCACCGGGGTCACCGCCACCCATGGTCTGGTTAAGTGGCATACCGTCTGGGCCTAAGATAGGGCCATTGCCACCTTCGGCTCCAGGTTGTCCTTCCCCGCCGCCTTCGGCCATCGACATGGCACGTTCCACTAGGGTTTCGATGCCTTCTTCTCTGGCTACTTCCATGGCGAGGGCTTGGTGAATCATCGGGTTCTTCCTAATCCAGTCCATGAGCAGACGTTTGCGCTCACCGGAGGCGTCCTCTAGTTTGGCATCAGCCGCCCAGTAGGTCTCCATGGACTTCAGACCCGCTGCGACCTCCTGGAGGCCCAATTGACGCTGTTGTAGCTGCATGACGGGGTCTACGAGGTCGAAGCTGATGTCTACTGAGTAATCGGACTCAAGGTAGGACGGTCTGATGTTGTGTCCCTTGACCGTCAGGTTCAGGTCTAGGATGTCCACCAGTTGGAGTATCTGGGAGGAGGCCACTGAGGCTAGGTGTTCTAGTTGTCTTGAGACAGCGACGAACTTTCGGCCTGCGGCGGTGGACAGGATGGCTTGTTGACCCACGGTAGAGACGCCCTGCTCCCGTACACCGGCTAAGGCGCGGGAGAAAGTCCCTTCTTCGATGTCACGGGAGAGCCATTCCTCTGTTTGGAACATCCAGCGGGGGAGTTGGGGTATATCCATGCGCCATACGTCGGAGCGGTCTTGCATCTCGATGATGTCGCCTTGGTCTAGCTGGTCACGGAGTTCGTCTGCGCCCATACGGGTGCCGATTGGGTTGAAGCTGGCGTCCATCAGGGCGTTATGTCTGCCACTGACCGCTTGAGCTTGGGCACGAAGGTCAGCCATGACCGGGTCAAGGATGCCAACAGCTAGGTTTGCGGGGTCAATCTTGTCCGAATTGGTCGGTTCTTGGCCGAAACCAGCGTAAGCATGGGCATAAGGCACAAATCCCCATGTGTTCTTCTCTGTGAAGAGGAGTTTCTTCATCGAGTGGTATTCGCGTCCTGTTCCGGTGACATGGCCTGAAACCATCATTGCGTGCCAGCATTCAGTCCAATACTCGTCTACGAGGATGAGTTCAAAGGGACGATTGTTCCGTACTTCCCAGACATCGGCAGCGCGGCCTCTGGCTTTACGGGCCAGTGTGAGTTCATGCAGGTCTTGAGAGAAGCGTCGGGCGTGTCTAACAGCGACACGGGGTCGTTTCTCCCAGGGGTCGAGCAGGATTCGTGCTGGATGGGGGGAACGGGTGCGAAACGGCATGGCTGTGCGCCGGTAATGGGTGTGTAGTCGTTGTGCGGCACGCCATTCTTCGTCAGATGTGCCTGCTTCCCGTGTGGGTTCGGCGGCACGGCGTTGAAGTACGTTGGAATCTAAGCCTAATTCGTGGATGGAGTAGCCCAGATGCACCAGGTTCTTGCCTTGTTGCTTCCAAGTTAGGGAAGGTTCAAGCAATGAGGCTTCATCGAGGATGGATTTCAGCGCAGACTCGACGCGGTCAGCATTTATCCTAGCGTCTTCTGAGTGAGTGGCTGGGCTACGGTGCGGAGTTGGTTCAGAAGCTAGTTGGTGGTCTACGGCGTTGTCTACTAACGATGTAGCACGGGCTGGTTTCAGCCAGTTGGGCCGGGATTGGGACTCTGCCCCTTCCCAGATGTTGAAAGTGCGGAAGTAGTACTCGTCATACTTCTCCCATTTGCGGTGTGCGTTAGTCCAGACCTCTTTCAAATGGGAGCGGTACTGGTCGATTGTCGAAGGAGTAGGTTCTTCCTCGAAGCTGTTCATGTGCGCCATATGTTATCCCCACCTTGACCAGCCTCTGCGTCGGCGTCTCTCGCTGTTGCGAGTAGGCCTACCGTTCTCGCCGCCAGCAGGGCGTGCGTGCTGTCTTAGTTGCCAGGCAATGCCTACGGCCATCGGGTAGTCGTCATGGGTGCCGGATTGCGCTTCGATACGGCCCCGCTTGTCGGGATTTCGTATGACTGTGAAGAACTGGGAGAGTCCATCACCATTAGGAACCGTGATGGCCCGTGAGTGAACTGCTTCGATAAGGTCTCCCCAGAGGACGTAACGGGAGCCATTAGTCATGCCAGCAGTGTCGTAAGTGTGCCAGCCTGGATGGTCGGAGTCACGATAGAACAACTTCCGATAGCGAAGTTCTTGCGCCATAGCAATAGTAAGTATACCCCAATCATTATCTTCAATGCCCCATATCGGAGAATCGTACTTATTCAGTAGTTCAACAGATGCGACTGCGAGTTCTGACGGGTTTACGACCTGTGAGTAGATATCAGCAGCGACATAGCCGGTAACAGCGTCGATTATTACGGTGACGGCGTAGTCGTTCCCGGTTCCGTGGGAAGTATCTGTACCGGCGCAGTACCGTTTCCCTGGTTGGAACGCTTGGTACACGTTGGCTTGTACGCCATTGCCGACGGTGAGTACCTCAATCGGTTCTTTAACGTCTTGTTTCATGCGAGTGAGGATAGTTTGGTCGAAAGCTGAGAGAGCGCGGGTGGGGGCAAACGCTTCTTCTTCGCTTTCGGGATGTTCTTTCTGGAAGAGTGCTTGGTCTGGGTATTGGGATTTCCGTTCTGCGTACCATGCGTCATCCCTTGTGGGTCTGGCACGCCAACCGTAGAACAGTCGTTTGAACCCGTTATCTGGGGCAGCGAGGTAGAGTTTCTGGAAGAGGCTCCCCATCTTGTAGGGACTGACGGTGCTGGTCAGCACTAACTGGCCGTCATTGTCGTCGAGGCCGGGTTTGACAGCATTGTACGCAGCGTCGAGATATTCGTGGAAGTCTGCTTCGTCCATCACCACGAGGGTGGGGTTCAGGCCACGGCCAGCCGCTTCAGTCGAAGGCAGTGTGATTATCCGTGACCCTGATTGGAACGTCATCTGTTCTCTGTTGTCGGGCACGCCAAGGGGCATCTGTAGTTCAGGTGGCAAAGCTTCGTAGGTCATCCGTGACTTAGACAAGAATTCCCAAGCGTCCCGTTCCCCCTTAGAGAACACCAAAGCCAGGGCATTAGGAGTGAACGAAGCATGATGTACAACATAAGAAGACAGAAGCGTAGTCATGCCAATCTGCCGACTTTTAGCTAGGACTATCCTCGTAGAAGACGCCAAGGCTTGTTCCACTTCCATGAGATGGGGCCATTCTTGGAGCGTTACCATACCGGTGCCCGGCTCCACAATCTTTACAAAAGGCATAAAAAAACGGTAGTCGCGCTTCGCCATCTCAAACTTAGCGGCCCTACCGGCTTGTTCCGTATCTTGTCTCGTAGTTGTCGCCATACCTTACTCCTCGACCAACCTACCCTGGACATCAACCACATCATCCTGAAGAGGGGGCAACTCGTCAGCCTTCTTAGCTAACTCCATAAGTTGCTCCATAGTCAGTTGGGCATAATGAGAAACTTC